AGTAGAAAGATTTATGTTACTCCAACTGTCAAAGCGACATATCATAACAATATTATACATAAAAATAAATAAATAATATAATTATATATATAATATATATATATGCAATCATTTTTAGATTTAGGTATAAGTGTAAATCACAATAAGGATCAACAAAAGTTAAGATGTCCTAATTGTATTAAGCTAGGTAAACAAAATCATAAGGATACTTGTTTATCTGTGAATTCAACACAAGGACTTTTTTATTGCCATAAATGTGGTTGGAAAGGAAAAATAAAAGATAATATAGAAATAATGCCAATAACAAAAATATATAAGAAACCATCTAAGTCTAATATGATATCCCTTACAAAAAAGGGTAAAGCATTTTTAACTGATAGAGGTATTACAGAAGAGGTTATAAAAAACAATAAGATAGTTTCTACTAGAAATGATAAAAGTATTTTATTTCCATACTTTAAAGACGGTCAGATCATTAATTATAAAACTAGAGGTATAGATGGTAAAAGCTTTACGCAATCTAAAGATGCTGAATCTATTATCTATAACTATGATAATTGTGTAGACCAAAAAACAATAGTTATATGTGAAGGTGAAATGGATTCTTTGTCTTGGGAAGTTGCAGGTATTGAATCCCATACATCTGTAAATATGGGAGCACCTAATACACAAGATAGTAACATAGATAAAAAGCTAGAGTGCTTAACTAATTGCTATGATATATTTAAACAAGCAGAAATAATTTATATTGCCACTGATGAAGATGAAAATGGCAGAAACCTGCAAAAAGAACTAATACGTAGGTTTGAATCAGAGAAATGTTTATTAGTCGATTTAAAGCCATATAAAGATGCAAATGAGGTGTTAGTCCACGAAGGTGTAGAAAGTCTCAGAAATCGTCTTAAAAGTGCCTTAAGACCTAAAAAGGAAGGTATATTTTCTGTATCAGATGTAGGTGAATCTATGATAGATGGATTTCACAATGGGCAAGAAAGAGGTTCTACTACTTATGTAAAAGAGATAGATAATGCTTGGACCTGGAGAATAGGTGAGGTAAATATATGGACAGGATATCAAAACGAAGGTAAAAGCTTATTTTTAAATCAATTGGCAGCACTTAAGGCTTATCACGATGGTTGGAAGTTTGCTGTATTTTCTCCTGAGAATATGCCAATTAATGATTTCTTTAATGATATAATAGAAATGTATGTAGGTAAGACATCAGATCCTTTCTATAAAAACAATCAGATGTCAATAAAAGAATATAAAGAAGCTATGGAATTTGTAAGAAAACATTTCTTTATTATATTTCCTAGAGCTGACTTTGAATTAGCTTCTATATTTAGTAGGGCAAGATTTCTAGTTAAGACCAAAGGTATTAGAAGTTTAATCATAGATCCATATAATACAGTTCAACACCGTATGAGGTCAGGGGAAAGAGAAGATTTATATATATCTAGATTTATGTCTGAACTTAAAAGGTTTGCCTTAGATTATAAAATATCGGTACATTTAGTTGCACATCAAGTAACCCCAACTAAAGAAGATAATGGCAAATATATAAAGCCTGATAGTAATAGAATCAAGGGTGGAGGTACATTTGCCGACAAAGCAGATAACGTGCTTTTTATATGGAGACCAGAGAGAGCTTTGGATTATTCATCAAAGAAAGCTATCTTTGGTTCACAGAAAATCAAGAAACAGAAGTTGGTAGGAATTCCACAGGAAATAAAAGATATAGAATTTGATATTAAAAGCCAACGATTTTACTTTGGTGGAACCACACCATTTACAAAGATTGATGAATTTAGAAAAGGAAATAAAAGTTCTTCTGCCAATTAGAATTACAATAGGCAAAAGAAGACTCAGAAGATTTTATCTGAATCTAAACCAATATAGAAATTGGAATACTTTTGTCTCTAATGATATCAAAAAAGCATTTCAGAAAAACGTAAGCCAAAGATTAGATTTTAAATTTAATAGTGAGGTAGAAGTAGATTATACTTACTATGCACCTGATAGCAGAGTAAGAGATCTGATGAACGTAATATCAGTCGTAGATAAATTCTTTCAGGATACAATGACATCTAGTGGATGTATTGTCAGTGATGATACAAAAACTGTAAAAAAGATTACTTGTAAATACGGAGGAATAGATAGAGAAAACCCTAGAATAGAAGCTGTTATAAAACAGTATAACGAAGACTGAAAATTATGTATGTACAATTTTTCCCTATTTATGGTTTATGCGTAGGCATTAACTATTGGGATACAGATATGAAACCTGAAGACGAACCACATCCAAAAGACTTAAGTAAGGAATATATGATACAATTCTTTATAGGAATTGTAGGTATATCTTTTCACTGGTGGTGGGGAGACTAATAGATAAACTAGCAGAAAAACATAAAGACTGGATACATATGGCAAAATCATTTGGATGTGATGATGATGCTGCAAATGAACTTGTACAAGGTATGTACATAAGGTTAACCAAATATGTAGATAAGGTTGAAAAGATAATGTATGATAAACAGAATGTAAATACTTACTATGTGTATGTAACACTACGTAATTTATTTCTATCAGGATATCATAAGCTAAAAAAAGATTTGCCTATAGATAATTATAACATAGGCACTGATGAAACTTACAAGCTAGATTACGAAAATGCTTTTGATAAGTTAATTACTAAAATAGAAAATATAGTAGGAAATTGGTATTGGTATGATAAAAAACTATGGGAGATACATTTCAAAAAACAAATGTCTATGAGAATGATAGCATCTGTTACGAAAATAAGTTTAAGTTCAATATTTAATACATTAAAAAATGGCAAAGAAAAAATTAGATCAGAAGTTAGAGAAGAGTGGTACGAGTACCTTAAAAGCAAAAAAAACCAGTAAAGGTTTTGGTGATACTGTAGAAAAAGTATTTAAGGCTACTGGTATAGATAAAGTAGCTAAGTGGATACTTGGTGAAGACTGTGGATGTGAGGAAAGGAAAGAGAAGCTAAATAAAATGTTTCCTTATATTAAACCACAATGTTTAACAGAAGATGAATATACTTACCTGGACAAACACTTTAAGGCTAAAAAATCACAAATTACAATAGAAGAACAAGTTACTTTAATAAATATTTATGGAAGAGTATTTCCTAAAGCACCTAAAGTAGAACCTACTAGTTGTTCACCTTGTTTTGTAAACAATGTTCTCAGGAAGCTAGAAGATATTTATATACATTATAATGCGTAATTGGGTAGAAGAAGATTTATTTAATTGGTTGCAGAAAAATAGTTATAGCAATTTAGTAAAGGCATCAGATCCTATGAGTAAATGGGATTGTTACGATGATATGCAAAACCATAGAATAGAGCTTAAGTGTAGAAGAACTCATTACGATAGTTTACTCTTGGAATTTATAAAATACGATGCACTTAGAAAAAAATGTGATTCTACATTTGAAACACCTATGTACATAAATTCAACACCCAAAGGTATATACAGATTTAATATTAATAAAATGTTGTATCTTGACTGGCAAATGAAAGATATCAGAAAGACAACACACTTTTCTGACAATTCAATAGTTAGTAAAAAAATAACATATTTATCAATTAAAGAAGCAGACGTATTATGGGAGTGGTAACAGATGAAATAACAGGACTGGTTTACGTACAAAATGATACTGGTATAGTTACTTCTAAAGAAGATAGAAAGTCTATGCCAGTTTATAGTGGTGTATTAAAATACTTTCCTGATGCTATTAGAGAAATATCTAAATGTAGTTATGTAGGTAATAACCAACATAACCCTGATAAAGAATTACATTGGGATAGGTCTAAGTCAGGAGATGAATTAGATGCACTGTCCAGGCATTTACTTCAAGCTGGTACATTTGATGATGATGGTATACGTCATTCAACAAAGGTTGCTTGGAGAGCTTTAGCTAATCTTCAAAAGGAATTAGAGAAAACTAAAAAATAAGTTATGCCACTTAGAATGAAACCTAAAAAGTACGAAGAGAAACTAGACTTCAATAGAAGATGTATGAATAATGCTAAGATGATATCTGAATTTAATGATAGAGATCAGAGGTTTGCAGTATGTCAATCTATATGGAAGGGTACGTTTGATCCTAGTAAGTAGTCTTATATAAAATATTTTTCATAGATTTGTGTCATAAGCAAAAATATGAAAGCACTTAAGATATTACTTAGAGTACCACATTTAATTATAGCTTTTATATTATTGGTTGTATTTTGTATAGTAAAAGTATTGAAATATACTATTTACTATGTGCTAGAATATCCTTTAGACAAAATATTAAAAGGGATAGAATCAATACTAAAATATATAATAATAAAACTATAATATGGGAGAAATAAAAAGACTACTAGAAGAAGAAGAAATACTTGGTGAAGAAGCTAGGGTAAAAATTCAATGGGAAGAAGAAGAACATTTATATGAATCAGAAAACAAAAAGAAATGAGTGTAATAACAAACGAAACATTTGAGTACTTTAGAAAAACAGATAAAGACTACAAATTAAATCAAGCTAAAATCTTACTAAAGAAAGAAGGTTATATAGTAAAAAAAATTAATAGATGATAGTTACATTAGATGGAGAACTTTGGAGAGAGGAAGAATTGGAAACCAATATGTATGATGATGAGTTTTACTATGGTTATATGGGGAAGAATTCTCTCTCCTCTTCATCTATAAAAGTATTATCAAATAGACCATACGACTACTATAAGTATGTGAATTCAACAGGTGTTAGTGATACTAAATTTGATTTTGGTAGTTTATTTCACTGGTACGTATTAGAACCTGATGTATTTGAAAAGCAAGTATTTGTAGATGTAACTAGAAGATCGGGTAAAGTTTGGCAAGAAGCAGAAGAGAAATACGGTAAAGTATATTTAAGTTCAGATCGTCATAAAGTAAAACGACTGGCAGAAAGATTTATTTCTTGTGGCAAAGTAGAACATATTTTAGAACATAGTGAAAAAGAAGTACCAACAGTTGGTATGATAAATGGTTATTGTTTTAGAGCTAAGGCTGATATTTTAGGTGATGGTTATATTGTAGATTTAAAAACCTGTAGAAACCTAAATGGATTTAAATGGGATGCTAAAGATTATGGATATGCAGCTCAAGTATATATCTATACAGAATTGTTTAACATAGATTATACAAACTGGACATTTATAGCAGTAGATAGAAATACTGGTGATTTTGATTTCTATACTATAAGTGAGGATTTTTATCTAAGTGGCAAACAAATTGTAATGGAAGGTATAAGTAATTATAAGTTGATAGAAAAAGGACAAACAGAATTTGAACCAAAATATAGAGAATTTATATTATGATAGAATCTTTGACAGTAAGTCGAAAAGAATGTTACGATGATATTATTATGTCATTGGTCCAGGGTTTACTTGTGAAAGATGATATCAATGTAATTATACAACACTATGAAGATTTAGAACAATATGAATGTTGTCAAGGTATACTTGATGCATATAATGATTATAGAAAAACAAGGAAATGAAACATAGAATAATTAGAAATAAAGTAGAAGAAGAATTAAATATAGATTTAGAAAACATATGTAGAAGAAGAGAATATGTTTATGCTAGAGCTTTGTATTTTGGTTTGTGTAAAGAACTAACGAAAGAGAGTTTAGATTTTATTGGTAGTACACTAGATAAAAACCACGCAACAGTTTTACACAACATAAATAACATATTTAATAATTTTATGATATATGGTGAAAAGAAATATTTAAAAGCATACCATAAAATAAAAAGTGAATGTTCACAAATGAAAGATAATACTTGGTGGATAAACAAAAAGTATTACGTTGAAGATCTGATAAGAGAAAACGTAAGAATGAAAAGGGAATTAGAAAAACAAAATTAATATGGGAACAATGTTTTATTTAGTAGGTGCTATACTTATAGCATTTATTTATATTATTGAGGTATGTCAGAAATAAAAAAACAAGATGGCAGAAAAAACAATGGTGCTGTAAAAGGTGTCAGCAGAGGACAAGGTAGACCTAGAAAGATTATCACAGATAATATGACTGGTCTGATTGACTTTGCCATTAGAAAGAACTTTGGTAGTGCAGAGAAAATGTGGATGCATATTGCCAAAGAAGCTAAAGCTGGTAATCCTAAGATGTGGGATTATCTTATGAATTATAGATATGGTAAACCAAAAGAAATGCAACAGATAGATGTTAACACAAAAGTTAATATTCCTGTCATAGATTTTGCTAGACCTAAAACAATAGATGTAACACCTAAAGAAGATCAGAACCAAAATGAAAGTTCTTGAATTATTTGCAGGTAGCAGAAGTGTAGGTAAAGTATGTGATAAACTTGGATACGAAGTCTACAGCTCTGACATAGAACCTTTTGATAAAATAGATTATGTGCAGGATATACTTAAGTTTGATTTAAGTAAAGTGCCATTCAGTCCAGATATTATTTGGGCATCACCACCTTGTACAGCATTTAGTGTTTTACGTATTGGTAGGAATTGGCATAAAGACAATACACCAAAAACAGAAACTGCAGTCTTAGGTGTTAAACTTGTAGAAAAAACTATATCAATAATTAAAGAATTAAATCCTAAGTTTTGGTATATGGAAAATCCAAGAGGTAAGCTAAGAGTTTTAGATGTAGTAAAAGGATTGCCCAGGGTAACTGTATGGTATTGTAGGTACGGAGATAAAAGAGCCAAGCCTACAGATATATGGAGTAACAATATAAAATCATTATTTAATCCTGACGGTTGGAATCCTAGACCAGAATGTTTTAACGGAAATGAAAATTGCCACCACGATAAATGTCCTAGAGGTAATCACTCAGGAAAAGGTGGCACTCAAGGTATGTCAGGAGCTTACAATAGAAGTATGATTCCTGAAGAATTATGTAATGAAATACTAACATCAATATGAAAGAAACTACTTTAATACAAATGAAAAAAAAGATTGAGGACTTAGAGAAAAAAGTTCACCTTCTTTATCACTTACCAATAATTAAAAAAGACATCAACAATCTTATAAAAGAGAATGCAAAAGCTGAATCTAAATCCAAAGTATCAAAGTCTGTTTCAGACAAAGGATAGATACGTAGTAATTACTGGTGGTAGAGGATCAGGTAAATCATTCGCAGTAACGGTATTTTTAGCACTTCTAACGTACGAAAAAGATAATAGGATACTATTTACCAGGTACACTATGACTTCGGCTTCTATGTCGATTATTCCTGAGTTTGTAGAAAAACTGAATTTAATGGGTGTAATAGAAAACTTTGAGGTAACCAAGTATGAAATAAAAAATAAGGTTACTGGTTCTTCTATATATTTTAGTGGCATAAAAACTGCAAGTGGAGATCAGACTGCTAAACTTAAATCTATAAGTGGTGTAAATACTTTTGTACTTGATGAAGCAGAAGAGCTTATGGAAGAAGATAACTTTGATAAGATAGATTACAGTATCAGATCTAAAGTATCTGCAAATAGGGTTTTACTTATACTAAACCCAACAACAAAAGAACATTGGGTGTACCAGAGATTCTTTCAAAACAGAGGTATTGCTGACGGATTCAATGGATCTAAAAATGGTGTAAGTTATATTCATACTACGTACTTAGATAACGAGGAACATTTATCGGAATCATTTGTTAACCAGGTTAAAGAAATGAAAGCTAGAAGACCACAGAAATATGAACATCAGATTATGGGTGGTTGGTTACAGAAAGCTGAAGGTGTTGTGTTTGAAGATTGGCAAATTGGACAATTCAATAGGGAGATACCTATAAGTTGTTTTGGACTGGATATTGGATTTGCTAGAGATGAATCTGTTCTGACCGAAGTTGCAGTAGACAAACCTAGAAAAATTATTTGGGTTAAGGAACACTTTTATAGAAAAGGGTTAGTTACTTCAAATATATATGACTTATGTTTAAGATATGCAGGAAAGAGACTTATTGTTGTAGACTCCAGCGAACCTCGTCTAATTGCAGAGCTGAATTCAAGAGGGTTGAATTGCACTGCCACTGTGAAGAAGAAGGGCAGTATTGTAACAGGGATTGCTTTGATGCAAGATTACAACATCAATCTAGATGGAGAAAACCTTGTCAAAGAATTCAACAACTATGTTTGGGATATCAGGGGTGTCAAGCCGAGAGATGCTTACAATCACGGTGTCGATGCGATGAGGTATGCTGTTGAGTATTTACTTCTGCGTAGCAATCCAAAAGGTACTTATGTTATTCGGTGAATTCAATAGGTCTATGAATTTAATAGCTTGTGAATTCAATACCTGTGAATTTAATAGTATGAATTCAATAGGCAAAATTTTGTATATATGAATTTAATACCTATATTAGCATCTACTTCAATTATGTTATTTCATAATTTGATTTGGTTATTATAATTAGTTAACAAGAAACCCTTTGATACTTTCAGAGGGTTTTTTAATTTCTGCAAAGCTATAAAAAAAATAATTTAAATAATATTTGTCAGTTGCAAAATAATTATTACATTTGTATTATATGAGGGTGAATATACCTGTTTGCGGTACAATTTAAAATACCAATGCAACCAAACCGTCACCCTCTTATTTTAAACTAATAACTAATTAAATAATAAAATTATGAACACAGATAAAACAACAGTCCAGGATATAACAGATGATATACTTCCAGTTATTGAAGACAACATTTGGGATACTATTATGGCAGACAACGATCAGAACGGTCGTTACGGAGAATTACGAAATGGAGAAGAAGTTTTCTTGTTTGACTTTGAAATATACAAGAATATAATCAATACACTTCATAAACAGATAAACAGAGAAGCTAACCTAAACAACTAAGAACTAATAAATAATTAAAATATAAAATTATGAAAGATAAATACTTATTTACTGCCTATTGTTATTATGAATGGGATAAGAAAACAGATTTAGAAGATTGTCAAACAATGATTTTGTTTTATTCAAATCGTGTTGTGGCAATGTTGACAGATAAAATGTATTCCAAAAAGCAAAAAATGACTTATGAGGAGTTTGCCAAAAAGTTTGCTCATATAAATTTATACGATATAGAAATTAACTAATTAAAATATAAAATTATGAAAGATAAACAAAGACAAATACTTAATGCGATGTGGCAGACTTACTGGGATGCCATTGGATACAATGGAACTTCTTGGGAAGATGAAAGTGATTACGATAATCACGAATAACTAATTAAAATATAAAATTATGAATCATATGGAATCAGATGGATGGTGGTTAAGTGAACGTTACAAATACGATGATGTAACTTTTATATCAACTTGTTGCGATGCACATCCAACATCAAATGTAGAATTAGAAGTAGATGAAGATGGAATTGGTTTTGGACATTGTTCAAGATGTAAGGAATGGTCAGACTTCTACGATGAAAACGAATAACTAATTAAAATAAATAACTATGGAGAAAATAGTATTCAATAAAATAAAGAACATTGTAACAAACGAAGGTGCTTTTGCTAATAAGAAAATAAAACCTTATGCTAATTATACTTTAGAGTCAATTAAAAAATATACAACTTTTAATGATGTTATAGATGTAATTAAAAAGGGTTATGATATTGATTGGGCAATTAACACTTATCTTAAAAAAACAATTATATGAAAAAAGAAAGATACACTTACTTTAAAATAAATATAAAAGATTTGAATAAGTTGTCCAGTTCTGATCCTAAAATAAAAAAAGAGATTAGAGAAAGAAAAAAATTATTCACCTCTACACCTGGACCAGGTTAATCTTTGTGAATTTAATAGGGATGTGAATTTAATACCCCTATGAATTTAATACCCTTCTATGAATTCAATAGGAGGGTTTTTTTATACCCAAATACCCAAAAAAATTAATTGCTTTTTTTCGCTTTTTTTCGCATTTATATTTAATTATTTATTATATTTGTGTAACTAATATTAACTAAATAAAAAATTATGAAACTAACAACGAACGAAATAACAACTCTCTTTAATGTATTTTATATAATAAGTCCTTTATTCATTTATATATCTTATATAGTAATAAAAGACTTTATCAAAGTATTTATAAAAGACATAAAAGAAATATTTTAACTAATTACTAACTAAATAAATATATATTATGAATATTAAATTGAAATTTGATTTACTCACAAAAGCTTCAAAAAGTGGAAATATTTTTGGGGTTGCATTCGTTAAAACTAACGGTGAAATTCGAAGCGGTGCTTTTAGAGGTGGCGTTAAAATTGGAATAAATGGAAAAGGCTTAAATTATAAACCTTCTAAAGTTTTTAATGTTATTGT